GTAATGGGGTCCAGTGTGTTCAGATAAACACACATTCCTCTTGCGGTCTCTACGTTTCCTGTTGTCGGATTAAATCCGCAGTACGCGTTCTCAACCGTCAAGTCTACAGCCCATGCACTTGATGGGAGCGGCAAGTTGAGTGAAACAGGATACCTGTCTCCACTGAGTGCCTCCCATTGTGCGACGTTAGCCGCATCAAGTGGGTGGACAATCATGCCCTCTTTGGTCCCGAAAAAGTACGATATCTGTAGGTTATTAAACCTGCTCGTGTCGATTGAAGTTTGTCCAATGGGGACAACGTTTGCACTGGCACCCAATCCACGACCAAAGTACACTGGCCAGTGAGGGCCAATATAATCAATCACAGATGGACCAGTGTAATCCAAGACTTTGCCGTTGATGCGCGCCAACGTTCCAGCGTCATTCTTAAAGTTGGACGCCAATTTCTGCCAGGGACCACCAGTGTTGGATGCACCAAAAGGTGTCTCTGCAACTGCGGTCACCGACCAAGCGGAGGCGGCCAGTTCAAGCCGGACGGCGTTGTTTGGCATGGTGAATTCTGTGGCAGACTGGGACAGGGGCGCACTAGGACTTGGCTGTACGAAGCAAGAAGCGCTCCCAAGACCAAACCCAATACCTTTGCCGTCCCAACCATAATCCATAGGCGGGTTGAACAATCCATTATAGCGCCGGATCTGCGGGCAAATGGTATTGCAACCTAACACCAAATAAGCGCCAGAAAGGTCAAAGCGGGATGACATCAATCAGGGGATTCCCAAAGATGACTGGGGTGTCATCCAACTGGAGCTCACCTGCCTCGAGAAGTTTCTGGATGTGGGGGTTCACTCCAAAGGCAGTGAAAAAGGACAACCGGGCAGCATCGCTAATGTCCACATGCTTGGCCTCGAGGCCAGCTGACATCATCTTGAACCCGTATCCGACTCCATCTGCCTTGGTCGCCACCCCCACTCCAGCCATCTTCTCATATAAGGCCTGTAAGCAGGGAACTCCAGCTGCCACTGCGGTACCACACTTTCCAATGTCAGTGATGCGTCCATGTACTTCGTCCCGCCTCAAGTCAAGCATCATAGTGTCTTTCCTTAAGCAGTTGGGGAACTGTCTGCACATCCTCCATTCTGTGGTGGCCCAAATGGGCTGTGTTTGGCAGAAAACGACGTGCTCAAACACATAGACAGGGTCCTCGACCTTCATCGTGAAACCCATGGCTGTGAACCAGGCCTCAAGGCCGTTCATGAACTTGTTGAGGTCCTTGCGTTCCAAGAACACTACACAGTCGTCTCCATT